TTGTTGTACGGGGAATAAGCGCGGGACGCTACCGGGTATCCGTATACGTCAAAGCCGCCCTGAACAGCATTGGTGAGAGCGAGATAGCCCATCACTTCGTCTTCAAAGAACACGGCTTGACCGTACTTGAACAAGGTGAGTTCAAGAAACCGGGGGTCAATTGTGTCGGGAAGACCTGTCCAGTCGAACATAGCAATGGAGAGTTCAATGAGACGGTTGTAGTATTGGATATAGGTAGCGTTGTTCATTACAGCGCTTTCCCAGAAGTTTGTTTTACGTCTTGCCATGTTGTCCTCCTTATGTCGGACTATTGTCGAGGGAATAGTTGCAAACATTTTCGGGGTGTTTCCAGAAGGTTACGCCCTTGTTGAAAATGCTACAAATTTCCGCTTCGTCTGTGCAGGGGATAGAGCCGCCGATTTTACAGTCTGCGGTTTTGACAAAGTTCCACTGAGGTCTGGAAGAAATGTTGGGAACTTTTAACTTGTTGGTGGTGTAACCGTAACGGGAGAAGTAGTCATCAATGCGGTCGATGTACTCAGGAAGCGGCTGCATTTGTGCGTAGTAGAAACCCCAGTTACCGCTGTTGAACAGGTCGTTTCCGCTACCAGCATGAATGACAGGGTTTAGTGGTTTAACCGGAGTTTGAGCAAGAGCCAAAGCAGTTCTTAACTCGCCCTCTCCAAACCTTGCATACCGTTCATTTGCTGGGCCACCTTGTACGCGCTTACCGCCTAAGTCTTCTCGCTCACCTACGGGTGCAGTCATGTTGTATGGGACGTTACCAGCGCTTGCCGCCCCAGTTCCGCCGCTCATGTAACCTTGCATAGCACCGGTTAAACCACCTATTACGGCACCAGCTGCGCCGCCAGTAAGCCCACCAGCTAAAGCACCAATACCAGCGGATACGCCAGCCATCAACAGTCTGTTTCCAAACTGGTCAGTACACCACGCACATTCGGGGAAGCTATCGTATGTCAGGCAGTGATTGAAATTGATGCCTAATGAAAGCCCTTGCTTATAGCCAGAGGGCATAAGGGTTAGGCTAAGGACACGGCCATAACTTTTGGAAAGACCAAATCTTGGCTTATGGTCTTCGCCACCCCATGAGGAAAAGTATTCATAGGCATAATTTTCAACTTGTCCAGACAAATTGGTCACATTCAAATAGGTGTAAGGAAATGTGTTCAGTTTCTTATTTTTTACAGCACTTCCATTGCTTCGTTTAAGTCCTGTTGCAACAGGAAGTAAGTAATTATTAACGGCTCCTATGGATTTAGGCGTTGCCGTTCCCTCAATCAGCAAACTTTCAGGGCACATGAAAATTGAGGTAAGCACTTGTCGATTGTCAAGTACACCACTATTTCTGAGAAACTGTGTTAGCTGACTATATCCTTCGGATGTAGCGTCATATTTGAGGAAAACAGCTTGAGCATAGGTGTTGCCATAAAACGTCCCGTCTATAACAGCGCTGCCATCGGGATTAGTTGTTTGGCAAGCTACTATTTTCATTGGGCTGTTGGGTATAACGGGCTGCCATGTCGTCATTGCGACCATCTCGCCAGTGTCAACATCTTCTGGCAAAAGGTTATCGCCAACGTTATCGGTTGCAGCGTGTTCACGAAGCACAAAGCACTGTTGCAAATCCATCTCAGTAATCCACGTTTGGATAACGTCAATGGTATAACTAATTTCACTGGTGATATTATTCACATAGGTAACATCATCAATGAAAGCATAGAACCATTTGTTTCCAAACGAACTGTTCTGGAAAGCAATATAGTTACAGTCGTACAGGTCTTCAACCTTGTACTGTACTCTTACCCTACCGCGCTTTGCCCTCTGGTAACTCATGTTGTCCACACGATACTTAGCCTTTGTGAGGAAATAGGCGTGTTGCCCTTCCTTATTAGGCCAGTAAAGGGTGTGCTCATAGTCCGGGTCGCAAGGGCAACCGCTTATGATATACAGTCTTCCATCAGGAAATACTTTCATATCTTTTCCTCCTTGGAGAGGGAGAGGGCGTGAACCCTCTCCCTATTGGTTTAACCCTTTACCAGTTCCACCAGCTGGCCCACAGTGGCAGCAGCGTAATCGAACACGGCAGCGGTGCTGTAGGTCGCGCCGCCCAACTCGCATTCAATCTTGCAGTTCGCAGCGTTGGGAGAGAAGATAAACGCACCGTAAGGATGAACGGCAATCTTCTGGGCAACCATGTCGCCCGTCTGGATGAACTTATAGTTGTAGTTGTTGATGGCAGCGGTATCAAAAGCCGGGGTCATAGTGATAACCGTACCTTCCTCGCTCTTGTCAATGCTCAGGATTTCAGCGTTGAACTTCGCGGGGGCCGCGATAGCAACAGCATCAACGAACACGATAGCGTTAGAGAAGGGAGAACTGGAAACGGTCTTCCACACGTTGTAAAAGTAGTTCCAATACTCGCCGGACGCAACGTATTTCTCGGTCATCTTGGCCTGATTGTCGTAGACCTGGAACCACTCGCGGTCAGCGATGACAGCCTTGACGTTTGCCATCAGGGTCAGTTCATCAGTGGTAACAGGCTCCAGCTGGTCGCTGGCATCGACAATCACGGAGAACCGGTCATTGTCGAAGGTAGTCCAATCGTCAACCAGAATGAGGTGGCCGGTGAAGGTCGCTCTGTCCATGTTGAACGCAGCAGCCAGAACGTCCACATCGTAGGCCGCATTGAACTCGCTGTCCATGAAGATGAACTGGTCATCGCGGGGAGTGGTGGTATGAACACCGGAGTGGTTGTACTCGGTGCTCATAAAGGTCAGCTTGTTGCTCATGCCGCGGAACGCCTTGGCAGCGTTCTTCATGTCGGCAGCGTCGAACGCCTTGGGATAAATCTTACCGTGGGAGATGGCCTTGATAAGCAGATACTTGAACAGCAGATACTCGTCGTACTCGGCGGCGGTGAATACGCTGTCCACGATGCGAGCAATCAGGTCGGTCACGCCCTCGGCAGACATGAAAGCCATGCGGAGGTCTTCGTCCTGAACGGTGATGGGATACTGTACGCGATAGTTCATCGCGTGGAAAGCGGTGCGGACATCGGGCAGAGAACGCTTCAGTTCGCGGCTCTCAGCCTTCTCAGCAGAGAACTCACGAGCCTTGCAGATGTTGACGAACACTTCCTCAACAGTCTCGCCGAACTCGAGATAGCCCTTCTTCAGCTGAGCATAGGCGTTGTTGAACACCGCGCTCTTGATGCGCACCAGCGCGATACGGTTAACCAGAGAAGAAAGGAACTGGTTAGCCAGAGCGGGATAACCATAGAGTACCTCGCCCACCTTGGGGATGTCAGTTGCCTTGGCAACAGCAGGAACACTGTCCTGATATTCTGCGCTGGCGTTAGCACGAATGGTATTCAGAATATCAATAGTGCTGGCGTTCAGCGTAGAAACTGCGATACGTTTTGCCATTATTAGTTTCCTCCTTGTTCAAAAAGTTTATCAAATGTGAGCTTTTCAGCCGGTTCAGGCTGCGGCTCGGGGTCAGGGTCAGCAGGCTTATCAGGATTGAAAAATCTTTCCTTGTACTTTGCCCGCCACTCTGCGTCGTTCTGCTCATACTTCTGCTTCCAATTTTCATTGTCAGGAGAAGACAGAGAGTTCAGGGTGTCGTGGATATCTTCCACGAAGGAAAGGGCTTCGTCTGAAGTGTCCTCTCCAATGCGGGCACGCACAGCTGCCATGATTTCATCGATTTTCTTAACTGCCATGAGTGTCCTCCTTCAAGAATAGTTTGTACCACGTTTGCTTGCCAGCAATGCCATCGACTAAGATGCTGCGGGACTTCTGGAAGTCTTTAACTGCCCGTTCCGTGTTGGCTCCGAACTGACCGTCAGCTTTGGTGCGACCACAAGAGAACCCGTTGCCGATTAGCATTTTCTGCAAAATCAGGACATCCGGGCCTATTGCCCCTCGTGCAATCTCTGCGACTTCGATACCGTACACAGCTTCCTCCTTCGGGTCACTATCCGGCACAATGCCATGTGCAATATAGTCGAACGGGAAATTTTTTCCCGGACAAGCCGTTGCGTTTACGTCACAATGTCTCTGGACAACCTTGATGGTTTTGTAGTAAGAGGTAAGCATCTTGACAAGTTCACGTCCGGCTTCCTCCTGCGCGTTCTGCATGACTTCGTTCTCAAAGTTGCCCTCAAAACAGATACCGATACTGTCGAAGTTGTAGCCACCAGCGTGGGCACCGATGCAATCGATGGGGCGGCCACGGTAAATGTCACCATCCTTGGTGATGAAAAAGTGATAGCCAATGCCTACCCAGCCACGGGCCTTGTGCCAGCTATGCACCTGAACAGCGGAACAGTGGGAAGCCGCTGCGTGGTGCAGGATAATGCGATAGATGGGCTGTGTTCGTTTGGTGAGTTCACCGTTCCAAACATACTGGGGTTCAATGATTTTCATTTTACAGTTCCCCCTTATCCAGTTTGTCCACAAGCTTCTGCATTACGATGGTGTTGTTGTTCAAAGCTTCGGACAGTTCATGCGTCTCTGCCTTGTGCGTTTCCTGCATCTTGTTGATGTACCAAAAGCAAATCAAACAGACAACGATAGGAAAGCCAACAGAGGTTATGAGGGTTGTGATAGTGTTAGCGTCCATAACAATCTCCTTTCCGAAATTTTCTATAATAAATATAACATATCTATTGACATTTGTCAAGGGGTATGGTAAAATTTAGTGGGAGGGAATTTTATGAAACCTCAATATTACGATGGAACTAAATTGCTGTCCCTAATGGACATCAATGGAAACAAGCCAGAAATTTACATCTGTACGACTAACAGAACAGGCGGTAAAACCACATACTTTGGTAGACTTTGCGTGAACAGGTGGAAGGATAAACATGAGAAGTTTGCGCTGCTGTATCGGTATAAGTATGAGATGGATGATTGCGCTGAGAAATTCTTTAAGGATATTAGAACGCTGTTTTTTCCTGATATGGAAATGACAAGCAAGTCTAAGGCCGGAGGGATTTTCCATGAACTGTATCTGGACGGCGAAGGGTGCGGGTATGCACTTGCGCTGAATAGTGCCGACCAGATAAAGAAGTATAGTCATATATTCAGTGACGTAAAGCGGATACTGTTCGATGAATTTCAGAGTGAAACTAACCACTATTGCCCTGACGAGATACGAAAGTTCCTGTCTGTGCATACCAGTATTGCCAGAGGTCAGGGCGAACAGACGAGATATGTTCCTGTGTTTATGCTGAGTAACCCGGTTAGTATCATCAACCCGTACTATACAGAGATGGGTATTTCCTCAAGACTGAGGGATGATACTAAGTTCCTGCGTGGTGCTGGCTTTGTAATGGAACAGGGCTATGTGGATAGCGCAAGCAGAGCACAGAAGGAAAGCGGCTTCAATCAGGCGTTTGCTAAGAATGAGTACATGGCTTATTCCAGTGAGTGCGTGTACTTGAATGATAACAAGGCGTTCATTGAAAAACCTAAAGGCGCTGGCGAGTATCTGGCTACTATTAGGTATAAAAATACTGACTACGCTGTGAGACAGTATGCGGACGCTGGTGTGATTTACTGCGATGATAGGCCGGATAGTTCATTCCCGAGTAGAATTACAGTTACCACAGAAGACCACGATATCAATTACGTTATGCTGAAACGTAACAGCTGGTTCCTTGATAGCATGAGGTACTATTTTGAAAAGGGTTGCTTTAGGTTTAAGGATTTGAAGTGTAAAGAAGCAATCCTGAAAGCGTTATCTTATTAACGCTATCTGCTGTTGTCAACTACATTGTGTACACCGGAAAGCACGGGTGGAATAGACCGCCGGTTGTGCAGTCGGACAGCTTACCGCTTTGTAGTATCAACAGTTACAGATAGAGAAAGACCGATAGGTTTTCCTATCGGTCTTTCATTTTGCCACGGTATGAGTGGTTGGCACGTTCCTCCTGCTCGAGTGGTGTTTGGTTTACTACTTGAGATAGTTGTGAAGTTATGGAACAGTCCGGCATTGGGCACTCGAAACATGAAGTTGAATATGGGCAGGTTTTTGTCTTACGGGCACGGCGTATCTGTTCCATAGTGAGGGCTGGGTTTCTCATGCGTGGCTGAATTGCTGGCACTCGCTGTCAGACATCATTTTGACGTAGCGACCGCAATTAGCGCAAATGAGGACACCGCAGCAATCAGGGCCGAAAGCGTAACGAGAAGGATAGGTGATTAGGTCAAAGGTTTGGTTGCAGCAGGATGGGCAAGTGTAACCGTTGAAGGGACGACCTGTTGCATTGCTTCTGGTGTAGTTAACCATCACTCTACCTCCTTCATCCAGAACTCTTTACGGCACTCAGCACAGTCCCTTAAGTCACAATTCATGTCTCGATACTCTTTCCTCAACCTGTTTCGTTGCTTAATAAAAGTTACAGCGTCCATCACATTTTCTCCTTTCCAAAATAGCATTGCCCAGTACAATTATGCAAATCTTCACAATGATAACAAGCGCAATCAGAGCAAGAAAAATAATACTCACTTTCGTAAGGGTCAAGCTTTTCCATCATTTTAGGAGTTATGCAGCCTTTGCACATATCACAAGGAGTATTAACCATATCCATTACATTTTCTCCTTTACCATACTTATTATCATGTCAATCGTTGAAGTTGCCCCTTTATAACACGATTGGCAATCAAGCATACAGTCGAAGCCACAAAATCGATTGTCACCGAATGTCGTGACTACATCAAGTGTAGCTTTACACCTATCAAGCTGTTGTAATAGTTCTTGTTTATCTTTCTCAGTCATTTCATTACCTCATTTTATAGTCTGTATCTACCAGCAGCACCCCTCCGGGTATGCGCTTTGGCAGTAGTTTTCCGGGAACACTAAGACCTATGTTAAAGTCTTCGATTGTTCGCCTGATTGGTTTAGTGTACTCTTTGTCCTTATATAGGAATTGCTTTTCGGGGTCTGTCATCTTCTCTTTTTCCTCGTCACTCCATCCCTCAATAGATTTAAGAAATAGTTTCTTACAGCTTTCAGGCATTCCTGCACAGCGAACGTTGTAGTAAGGCTTATCTATTAGTTCGCAGTCTTCGTGTGTGACGTGTTCAATATATGTCTTCTGTCTGACAAACCAACCGATGTCCCAGCAGCTTTCCAGTTTCCAACAACAGAAGTTCTTTGGGTGAACTGTAATTCCTCTAATTTGCTCGGGCGGTAAGTCGCAGTGTATGCTGTCGGTGTCAGCGTAAATGAAGCCTGGTTTGTCGGGGCCGTAATAGTTTGCTTGCGCTGCTCGTATGGTGAAATTGCGTGCATACGAAGTAATTGCGGAGCCGACTGCGATAAAGCCGGGGAGTTTGTCATTCTCTGGTTGAGTATAAAAGCCAAGTACACCATCTCCTTTGTCATAAGCTACCTTGAAACTGGATGACGTTGATGACGCCATCTTGCCGTATAGGTTGTTGAGAAACAGCTTTGCCAGTTCTCGTTGTGCTCCTTTGGAACGTAATTTAATTTCCTTGTACTTGTTAATGTACTCGTCAAATATGCCGAACGCTGCGTTGAAATAACAACCGTCAAGTATCTCGAAGTCTACAAGTTCATAGTGCTCCTTGAATAGTTTGAAATCTGTCATGGTCATTGTGAGAGTTACTGATGTTGGCACGACTTCGTGATTGAGATTGATTATCTCCTTGCAGTATTCTCCAGTTTCTTCGTTGAGTACATCGCTTGTTTCGAGCATTTCAGTCGCTCTATATCTGAAAGTGTTTTTGATTTGTATAAATGGCAATTTGTTTGGTCTGATATAAAAGCGTGTGGTGAAGCGAACAAAGTAATACTTACCTAATTCCATTGCTTCAAGTGGGATATAGTCTCCCTTCCAAAACGTTGGCTCTTTGAATGGATACCAGTTTCCGCTTTCACTGGACATCATTGATGGGTATAAACTGTTTACATCTGCCGTGGTGCCGTTGTGTTTTATTTGCTTCTCTTTACCTTTCACAAGGTAGCACCAACCTCCGTGATAGGAATGCTTGATGTAGTCTCCTGCTGTTGGAGAGCCGTATAGTTCTTTATCTATTGATATTTCGTATAGGTTGGGAAACATTCCCTTGTAGGTTTTTGTGCCTACGGATTTCTTGTACTCTGAAAGGCAGCAACTTCCTATGGTCAGCTTGTCGTGCCCCTCTGCAAACATAATTTCAAGCGCTTCTTTTACTACAAGAACGTCATTTGCTATGTACTGCTGTTCTTCTGGTGTGATTGGGCAACCGGCGTACCGTAGACCGGTATATTCCATGTCAAGTTTCTTATGATTTGTGCCAAAGCTTTCACCTATTCGCTTTACGCTAAAGGGGAGAAGTTTAAGGCTGTCTCTTATTTCTATGATGTGGTCATGTGTTTTTATGAGGATGCGATACCATTGACCCATTGCTGATATTGCATAGGCTATCTCTCCGTTACGCATATCTTTTGCTTGGTGCATTTTAACTGTGTCGTCTGCAAGCTTCTCTGTTGACTGAGTAAATTTGCGGTCAAGCAATAGATATGAAAGCCAGAAAGAGCCGTCAAATTTTAGGTTGTGGTAGTAGCATAGAATGTTACAATCAAGGGAGACAAAGTATTCAAATTGTTCGTGAATACTGTGAAAGATTTGTACATCTTCGGTGCCTATTTCTACACAAGCAGACGCCCAAACCTCAGTATTCACTTGTCCTTTGTATACTGTTGTTTCAAAGTCCCCTACAAATACTCGGTTGGTGCGTTTCTTCATAGCGTTTATGCTGGCATGAAGCTTTCGATTTGCTGCTCAAGGTCTATGCTCTCATGCGTGGAGAGGTTCCTGCCTAAGATTATCTGAGCAAAGCCAGCAAGTTCACCTTGCATATAGTTAAAGTCTGTTCTGTCACCAGAGCCACCATACAGAATTTGAGTTGCTAACATATTTGCCATCTCTGCGTTTGCTTCAAGGCGTGCAGCTACAGTTTGTGCTCCTTCCTGCGCAATAGCCATATCAAGCATTGCTTTTAGTTTGTTCTTATCTCTTGTCTTTAGTTTTGTGAATGCGCTGTTCTCATGTGTCTCACCTTTGGTGTTTGGATTTACCCATTCGGTGAGGGGTTGCCATTCGTCTATTTTCCGCTGAATTTCTGTGAGAACTTTGCCTAAATCGGTAGGCAATCCTTGAGTTGTTTCTGGGTCTGTGATTAGTGCGCTCCTGCGTCTGGTTTCTGCTGCTTTTCGTGCTGCTATGCTGCGCTCTTGAGCGCGGCGTTCTACGCCGGTGATTGCGTGTGGCGTTGTACTGGACTGGTCGATATAGAATGCCGCTTCATATAGGTTTGCGCCGGGCGTTGGTGCGTAGCCCTTCGGAAACATATAACCTCGCTTTTGAAGTGCCTTGATTTGTCGGCGTAACTTCGCAGCTTCGTCACGTTTTGCCATCTCGTCATCCTCCTTCTTGATAAGAAAGGGAGCCTAATCTCTTAGGCTCCCTTTTCTGTTGGTCTGAATGGATTAGAAATACTTGTCCATGCTGGTATCGCGGTAAACGTCCTTGCTCGGGGTGTAATCAGACACCCACAAAACAGGAACAGCTTTGACCTCGCCCGTCACCACGTCAGTGTAAGTCTCCTTGGAGATGTTGCACTGGCCCTGAATGAGGTCAATGTTGGCGGGGCACTCAGGTGCGCCGCAAGCTTCGCGGAACTTCACCTTAATAGCCTTCTCGTCACCGGGCATAGTGGTGAAATAGGTCTTGAACTTCTTGCCGTCATTGGCGGTGCGCTGCTTGGAAAATACAGTGATGGTGATGGTCTTGCTCATTTTCTGTTCTCCTTTTTGTTGTTTTTCTTATTGAATGTTTTGATGGGGCAACGCTTATTGAGTAAAGCCTGTATACAGATTTCTCTGATAGGGCATTCGTGGCAAGCCTTACTCATGCTCCTTGGCGGTGCGGGCTGGCAGAATGTCCGCATTGGCGATGAAGTCGGTTTCCTTCATGCCGTACAGAGTTTCCTTGGCCTCGGACGCTACGATGTGGACAGCCTTGGTGTCCTCATTGTCGATGACAGCAGCAGCAGCCTTGAGCATAGCGGCGTTGTCCTTGTAGGTACGGGGCAGGGTCACAGTGGTGTTGAAGGGTTCGCCCTGCTTGATGTCCATACACAGAACGTTTACCTCCGTGGTCTGAATGGTGCGGGTAATCATGGGGGTCTTAGCCATTTGTTTGTTCTCCTTTCGTTGTGTTGGTTTTGTTGATTTTCGGGAACAGGAGAGTTGCACTCCTGCGAAGGAACGGCCTTCCCGGTGTGCCGGACGGTTAAGTCCGGCAAATGAGGGGAAATGAGATGACACACTAACCTTTCGGCAATGATATTGTATCATAGATTGGGGGCTGGTGTCAATAGGGAATTTGGAAATTTGGGAAATTGTAACCGAGTGTGAAAATTTTAACAATGTGTGAATTTTTACTTTTTGGAAAGGGCGGCTTCCTGTTCGTTAGCGAGGTTTGCAGCGTATGCACTCAAGCGTTGTAAATCACTGCAAATTGCCCACAAATCACAGCCAGTGCGTTTACAAATCATTGGTGCGTGTCCCTCTGGACAAAAAGCGTCACAGTGCCGTGATAAAGCACGAAGCTGTTTTGCGGTAAACCTTGTGCGATAAAGTTTAATCATGTTAAGTCCTCCTTACTGCTTCTGCTAATGCTTCACGGAGTTCAGGCCGTGTGATTAGACCGGGTACGGAGACAAGACCGTCACAGGAATACGGAGTTTCGACCGGGAACGGACACTCTGTGAAACGACCACATAAACCGCCTGTTTTGGCACAAATGTACTCGTTTTTGTATAGCTTTGGTTCGCAAAATGGACAGTCGATGGGTTCATGTGGCATTTCGTCTACCAGATAACGCATTATTCACCCCTCCTTTTCAGTTCCTTGTGCGCGATAAGCCATAGGTCGCGATAGTAAATGCAGAGGTTACGCCACTGACAACCAGCACAGACTTTCCGGGATGAACAAAGGTAATGGATAGCGGAACGCGAATTGTCGGTAAGTTCTTTTAGTTTGAGAAGTTCAGGTTCGGTGAAGCGTGTTACATCTATCATGTTGTTCGTTTTCTCCTTTTGTTGTATTTGGCATGGTACCCGATGCGCCCTCAGAAAAGAGGGCTAATGGGTGGATTACTATTCAAGTAATCTACTGCGGTATCAAAAGAGTTTTTGTCCTTAAATAGGCCAAGGACAAAAGCAATGCCTGTGATTATCCCTTTGTACTCTATGGTTGCCAAAAGGGTGTAATCATTATCTGCCATTTCCTGATTAAGAGCGCACATATAATCTTTGGCTACTTTGAGAATATTCTCCTGCGTATAATCTGACTTATCATACTTCATTGT